CGTACCGTGATTGGGGATATTACAGAGTCTTACATGAAGATGGACCAAACACAAAAGTAAAAGAATTAACAGTTGATTCAGGTAAATCATTGAGTCTTCAACATCATCTTTATAGACACGAATACTGGCATGTGACTTCTGGTACTGCTACTTGCGAATTAGATGGAGTAGAACATGTACTAAACATTGGAGAATCAATTGTCATCCCGGTCACATCGTGGCATAAATTGAGTAATAATAGTCCAATGCCATTACGCATCGTAGAGATTCAATCGGGAAAAGAGTGCGTAGAAGAAGATATTATACGAGCAAAGCAACACTAATAAGATATTTAAACAAGGAGTAATATATGGAAGTAACTACAAATAACTATAAGGAAAACAGTATGAATCTATTAAGTTTGACAGAGAGAGAAATTACACAACTAATCCAATCTTTAAAAACCAATCCAAATATTGAAGAAGACGTTAAGGCTCCTACTTTAAATTGGATAATGGAACAGTTGAAAGAGCAACAAGTTGGCGGCGCTTGGAAACGCAGACTTAGAGAAAAAGGCCACGTCATTTAAGTTATGTTTAAAGAGTTAAAAAATTTATTCGTTGCAATACTCATTACGGCAGCATTTATATTCTTTTATGCACGGTCAGTAGAAGCAGAAGGCATTCACGACAACACGACAGTTGAAGAAATTTTATTAGCAGATGAGTTGGTAGATAAAGAGATGGCTGTAATGGTATTGGGTGGTATTGATTATTATGTACAAGAATGCTCAACATTGACTCCGCGAGGAGTTCTGTATAGAAATGAAATTATTTCATATCATGAATTGAAAGAAGATTTTCTACCAATCAGTCCAACATATATCAAAGGCGCATTAGCAGTCTCTGGATATAATTGCCAGGAGATGTACGAATTGATAGTTTTATTAGACGATACAAATCTCGCAGAAGAACCACCCGCACTTGAAGAAACTATTTCGCAAGATTAATTGACATCGGGATTCTTTTGTGATATAATAAAAGAAAAAGAGGTTAATAATGGCAATTAAAACAGTAACAAATTTTTTAGACCAGGAAATGGATGTCGTTGAATACACTCGAATTGAACACCATTCAGTTGATTCTCGTATAACAATGCAAGTGACTGTTGAAGCATTATATGATTTAGGTTTCTCAGCAGAACGATTCGAAGAAATCATAACACATCTTGATTCTTGGGGCAATAAAACAAGAGGCGAAGCACCAGACGAAGAAGAAATACAAAGATTCCATGAAGTTTATTGGGAAGGTGAACCTGAAATGATTGATAGAGAAGAAGACTGGATATCTGATAGAAAAGGCGGATATGATGTTACTTATGAATTGATAGAACCAGAGGTAAAAATGACACCTGATAGTCCACCATGTATGAGTGATGCCCCTGCGGCAGAATCAGAAGATGATATTATGTCAGATGGTTACCCCAGGACATTCCAGGTGCCGTCATGACTGATATAAGTATGTTTACATTTTATATGATATGGGGTTCTTGTGGATTAGCAATGGCTATCTCTTTTATGTTTGGCAAAGCATCAGGATATAAGCAGTTGCATTTTCAGATAACAGATACGATATTAGACATACAACTTGAATCTGAGAAAGTATCTTTAATGAAGAAAGAGATATTAGAACTTCAGAGCGAGATTAACGAAGTTAAGGAAGAAAAATGAGTAATGTAACTATATTTAAAGTTGGAACATTAATCGAACATAGAAAGAGTCATAAGTTGGCGAAAATCACTGACACTTATCAACCACCAGATAGTTATGCAATTTGTATAACGTATAGATATGTAGACTCTGAGCAGGGTCGTACCATTATGGATACTTCTGATGAGCGATTTAGCCAAAACTGGGAAATTAAAGATGTTGAAGTCACAACCTAAAACTCCATATAAGCAAACTCATAAGTTTGATAATGGATACGGTGCTTCTGTGATTATGAATGATATATCATATGGTGGTAAAAATGGACTATATGAAATAGCAGTGACACGCGGTGGTTCAATTTGTTATGATACTGAAATCACAGACAATGTGATTGGACATTTGACTCTAACTGAAGTCGATGATATTCTAGAAAATATATCTAATTTATCCCCAAAAACTTGACAAATCCAAAAACCATGCTATAATGTAGTTAGAAATAAGGAGTTTAGTTATGTTTGACCCATCCATGTTTGAAATTATTATTGGAATTTCCGTAGCGGTCGCAGTTTATTATCTTTATACACTTGAATAGGAGTTATTATGGATTTAAATATCACATCTGATTTATTTGAAATAATCTTTGGATTATTGTTTTTTGTAGCAGTTATGACTGCGGCATCATTAGGGAATGACTAATATGCAAACTTTACTAAAAATGACACTGAGTACTAATACTAACGAATGGGTTACTATTGATTCTACAGACATGGATTATAACACTAAATTTGCTTACACTTTAAAAGAGATGAAGGACATGAAAGGGTCGATGGATCGTGGATTAGAAACCTTTATGAAAGCCCTAGCGACTAAAGGGCGATAACAAAAATAATAAATTTCTTTATCTCACTTCGGTCCCCTATATGGGGACTTTTTTTTACTTGGCGTAATTGATGCTTTGTTTAGAACCTTTCTGAGGTCGCATACCTGCTGGAAAATGTCTATCAGGATATCCTGTGCTATATAGTACAGATTTTGTTGCTATAACTCTACGAAATGATTTCTTTTTCATCACCTATCCCATCTCTATCATATATTGCAATTCTGGGTGCATAGGACTTTCCCAATTCATTGCTTTACACTTGTCTATAATATCTTGATTTATTCCGTTTTCTAACATATCATCATACGATGAAAATGTGCGTCCGGAACTTCTAGGTTGCATCATACACGGTTGTGGATGTTCTGGATATGTAGTACGTTCAAACTTATGAGTCTCATTATTTGATTTGGCAAACTCAGCATAATTTGTATCTGTAGTTGGTATACGTTTGTATATTGTTTTGCCGCAGTCAGGAGTTTCCCAAACTGTATTGTCTGCCGCACGATAAATTTCAGAACAGTCGTTACTTTCTAATATAGCCTGTCGGCGTTGAAGGTGGTCTAAGTATCTTCCATCTGGACCTAATCCCATTGAACAGCGGTCTTCTTCTCCAGAAACTGGATGTGTAATGACACGGTCCCAGTCTAATTGAAAATATCCAACTTGTTCGCCATAGTTCTCACTAATCCATAATTTTTCTTCGTTCCAATCATCGGCTTCAATGAAAACAGTGCCACCATTGTAAGTTTTATTAATCCCTTTATATCCACCTTCGATAGCCGAATAAGATAAATCGTCATTAATCGTACAGACTAAAGTTTGATTTGGTACATTAAATATCCAGTCTAAAACTAAATGCGGTTTATTTTTAATCATTTACTCATTCCGTATGCACTACCTGTAAGTATTGCACCAAAAGCCAAATGGAATAATCCACCGCCCATAAGAGTAAATGGGGTATGTTGAGCGGTAATCATGCTCATCAATTCTAACTGAACAAGAACTTCTTCAGTATTTTCGACAAGAAGTAACAATGAAGTTACATCAGGTCTCGTAAGCCCGTACCAAATAGGCACGAACATAAAATCATAAAAGCAAATTAAAAGGTACACAGACAGGGCAGACCATCGCCAAGTCATTGTACTTCTTTCTAAATCACTTAACACAATTGAGTGCTTCCTTACACATAGTTGCCTCAACGCCCCAAATCATTAGTGCGACAAATCCTACTACGCCTAGTACTATCCATATCCATTTATTATTTAAATTCATAACTTTTCCCCGTTTAATTCTACTGTTATTTATTAAAACCATCAAAAACTTGACAAAACCACGAATTATGCTATAATAATAGTATATTAAATGAGATGAGGAGTCAATTATGAAATTTATAGAATCAGGATTTATGTTTCACGGTGGATACTTAATGTACGATTGTGGCGCTGATAGGCGTTTTGTTGCTCGTTTTAAATACGACAGGACTGCTATGGGACCATTCAAGACATTCCTTAAGAAGAATTTTGAGGTTGAAGAGTATATGACTATGCTTGATGAAGGCATGTCACCTATACCTGTGCTTGAAACTAAGGGTTACATTACACCTAGTATGAAAAGGATGTGTAAGAAGATGGGAGTTGAACCAACTATGGCGAACTACCTCTCAGCATTGAAGGTGGCTTATGCGTAAACTTTTACTTAAAGAGGTATTCGACTTCGCAATTAAAGCCCACGAGGGGCAGAAGCGGAAGTACACTGGTGAAGATTATATTGTTCACCCTATGGCAGTTGCACGGATGGTCTCACAACACGGTGGTAACGAGGTCCAGCAGGCTGGTGCGCTGTTACACGATGTTGTAGAGGATACTGTGTATACACTAGCAGATATTAATGCTAATTTTGGTGACGAAGTTGCTACAATGGTTAAATGGTTAACAGATACATCAAAGCCAGAAGATGGTAATCGTGCTATTCGTAAAGCAATCGATAGGAAACGTCTAGCAGATGCGCCTGCAGAGGCTCAATTTGTTAAACTTGCTGATATGATTGACAACAGTTTGTCTATTTTTGTGTTTGATAAGAGTTTTGCACCCAAGTTTGCAGAAGAAATGGCTCTACTAGTTAAGGATATGACAAAAGTAGTTGGTAGTTCTCTATGGTTAGAAGCCCAGAAGGTACTGAAAGATGGTCCAGTAGAAAAAGAAGACTATTCTTTACGCAGGACTGAAGTTTAACTCTTGTATTACATCAAAAACTTGACAGATTTAGAATATGTGTTATACTATAATTAAGAAATCAACGAATGGGAGCAGTTATGAATAATATCAAAATCGAAAATGGGTTGTACAATAATAAAGATATCAACGGTGTCTTTCCTTTAATCAAAGGTATTACAAAATCAAAAGATGGTTCATATTTTGTAACAATTAATGCTACTGACTCGAAACAAAAAGTATTTACAGGTCGTGCTAATGTTCGAGTTAAGATTCGAACTCATGACCAAGTTACTATGATGGAAGGTTCAATTCCATTAAACAAAAAAGTTGTTGAAACTGAGAACCAAGCAATTGAACGAATTGCTGAACGTTTTAAGATTTTAGAAGAAATGACTAATGCTACTCTTGATGGTATTGTAAGAGGTATGGTTGTTACAGGACCTCCTGGAGTTGGTAAGACATACGGCGTTGAACAAGTTCTTGAAAAAGATAGTTTGTTTGATGTAATGGCTTCTCGCCCAGTTCGACATACATTTATTAAAGGTGCAATGTCGGCTCTTGGTTTATACTCTAAACTTTATGAGTATAAAGATTCTAAGAATATTCTTGTTCTTGACGATTGTGATAGTATCTTGTTTAATGAAGATGCCCTTAATATTCTAAAAGCGGCACTTGACTCGTGTAAGAAACGAAGAATTTCATGGAATACAGATTCTAACTTGTTGCGCCGCGAGGGTGTGCCTTCAACGTTTGAATTTAACGGTTCAGTTATCTTTATTACAAACTTAAAGTTTGACAATATGCGTCATACAAAAATCAAAGACCACTTAGATGCGATTATGTCTCGTTGTCATTATCTTGATTTGACACTTGATACAACTCGTGATAAGATTATGCGAATTAAACAGATTGCCCGAGACGGTGGATTGTTTGATACTAAGGGTCTTACTAAAGAACAAGAAGTTGAAATCATTGAGTTTATGGTTGACAAGCAGGATCGATTACGTGAAGTGTCGTTACGAATGGCTCAGAAAATCGCAGACCTACGTAATATGGACAAGAATCGTTGGAAAATGCTGACTGAATCAACTTGTATGAAACGAGCAGTTTAGTAAAAGTTTAAGCGGCTGACGAGAGTACTCCCATTCTCTCGGATGCCGTTTTTTTATATCCGTCGTAAAATGACTTGTATTTACCATCAAAGTGTGTTATACTAACTTATATATAGAGAATAATGTAACAAATGAATAAATGTACAATCATAATCAGAGATGAGGTTAACGTCAAGTTAGAAGGTCTTGACCCGTCTACCCGCAGAAAGTGTAGTGATAAACTAAAGTTTTTCCTACCACACGCATTTCATATGCCTGCATATAAACTAGGTCGATGGGATGGTACAGTTCGCTTTTGTGATGTTGGCGGTAGAACTTTTCTAAATCTATTAGATGATGTTTTGCCTGTAATTATCGCACAAGGTTACGAGATAGTAATTGACGATAGACGTGAAAACGAAGAAATGACATTTGAACACGTGACCGAAAACTTCTGGGAAGGAGTTACTTGGCCAGAGGGACATATAAATGCTGGTGAACCAATCTTATTAAGGGATTATCAAGTAGATGTAATCAATCAGTTCATATCTGCACCACAATGTCTCCAGGAGATAGCCACGGGTGCTGGTAAGACGATTATGACTGCAACTATGAGTAAGATAGTAGAGAAGTATGGTAGGTCAATCATTATAGTTCCGAATAAAGACTTAGTTAGACAAACCGAAGAAGACTATAGCAACTGTGGATTAGATGTTGGTGTTTATTTTGGTGATAAGAAAGACTTTGGAAAGACTCATACGATATGTACTTGGCAAAGTTTGAATTCATTATTGAAGAAGACTAAGAAAGGTGAAGACAATATTATGGACTTCATTGAAGATGTGTGTTGTGTTATTGTTGACGAAACTCACCAAGCAAAAGCAGATGTGTTGAAAGATTTATTGACAAGTGTATTTGCTAATGTTCCTATTCGATGGGGATTGACTGGTACTATTCCAAAGAGTGATTGGGAATCTGCTAGTTTACGGAGTTCAATTGGTGAAGTAATAAACAAACTATCAGCAAAAGAATTACAGGACCAAGGAGTATTAGCAAACTGCCATGTTAATATTGTACAGACACAAGAGACAGTGAGTTATCCTAATTATCAAAATGAAATGACATTTCTACTTGAAGATAAGAAAAGAATAGAATATGTCGCTGAGATGATTAAGGGTATTTCAGAAACAGGTAATACGCTTGTTTTAACGAATAGAATTAAGAACGGAGAAGCATTACAAGAATTGATATCAGGTGCAGAGTTTGTACAAGGTGCTATGAAGGTTGCGGACAGAAAAGATGCATACAATGAAATAAATGAAGGAACAAATACAATTACTATTGCTACTTATGGAGTAGCCGCAGTTGGTATTAATATTCCTCGTATATTTAACTTGGTGTTGTTAGAACCCGGTAAGTCGTTTGTTAGAGTTATTCAATCGATTGGTCGTGGAGTTAGAATGGCAAAAGATAAAGATTTTGTGCAAATATGGGACGTGACAAGCAGATGTAAGTTTTCAAAACGCCACTTAACAGAGCGAAAGAAATATTACAAAGATGCTTCATACCCTTTTACAATAGATAAGGTAACCTACTAATGAAAATATTAACACCAGAAAACACCTGTTTTGAGATGAACAGTCTACCAGAAGAGATTGAAGATATCAGATATTGCGTTATGGACGTAACAGACAAAGAAGACCCAGATTTCTTTTTTATTCCATTAGTATTCATTGAAACATTTAGTGCGCCAAGTATGAATATTAGCATTGGACCACACAATATTGAAATGCCGATTGATTGGAATATTATGATTGGTGAAGCAGAACTTGGACTATTAGAATTTATTCCATTGACAAGTATTAATGAACGTAAGTTTGATACGCTATTGACAAACCCTCTGAATGGGTATACAATGGATTGGCAACCAATAAAGATTAACAATGTATTCGCAGATGTGAAATGGTTCTTTCCTAAGTTAAAGTATGGGCATATCCTTGCTATACCACTTGAACATGGACCTAGTCCGAAGTGTGCATATTTTGTAAAAGACTTAAATCGAATTCCAGACCAAATGAGTAGTTATGACTTTTTCTAAACACAGAGTAGTAATTGACGCATACAAGGAAGGTGACATTGCGTACAAATGGTGTGCAGATAATGTTCCATTATCAGAATGGACAGCAGTTCCAAGTGCGAATGGTGACTCGTTTTATTTTGAAGACGAGAAATATGCTCAAAACTTTTTATTGATTCACGGCGGTAGGTACTATAAGAATGGCTGAAAAGATACCATTAAATGATGTGTTAACAGCAATTGATAATAAAGATTTCAATTGGTATGCAGGACTGACCGAAGAGAAAAAGAAAGCATGGGGTAGTTGGTTGTTCTTACGATATGCAAGTACGGGAAAGGGCAAAGATAGAGATGAACTGATACTCAACACTAATGAGTTTGTAAATAAGCATTACATTGATATCTATAAGCACGAAGAATTAATTTGGAAGTTATTTTGTTTGACTGGCACGGGTAAGAAACAGTACCACGAATGGATTAAGCCACCAAATGCAAAGATGAAAACAGATGCGATTTCACAGTTTGTATTAGGATTATTTCCAGATATGAAAGGCGACGAGATAGAACTGTTTCTCAAAATGAACAATGTTTCGGATCTGAAACAAATGGCACTTGATTTAGGAATGGGTGACAAAGAGATTGATGATATTTTTGGAAAAACTAAAAAGACAAGGAAG